CTCACTGGTCAATTCAAGGCCATACAAACCTTTGCTAAATTGTTTACACCCGACTCGTTACTTAAGAATCTTAAAGGTATGCGACTCGGTATCGCTATGCAGATGGATCTGTTCAGGCAGGCTGTGTCCGAAAGACTAGCATCCGTCAGAACAACCATGGCTGCTGGATTAAACCGAATCAAAACGTTCTTTACCATCAGCGAGGAATCCAACATTGGTAAGGCACTGGCTCGTTTTAAGACTGCGCTGAATACGCTGATTGAACCATTCAGAGCAGCCATAGCGACAATCACTGATCTGTTCAAGGGTACTGGTGCTCCTAGTAGATTAACCAGTATCTTTAGTAACATTGGTGCATACCTACGTTCCTTTGGTAGTATGGTCGCTAGGGTAGCAGGTATCGTTGGTAAACTGTTTGCTCCAATCGCAATCGTCATTACGTTGTTCGATACCGTCAAGGGTGCGATTGATGGATTCGTAGAGGACGGTCTAATCGGTGGTCTTAAAGGTGCAGTCACTGGATTCTTTAACTCACTTATCTTTGGTCCGCTCGATATGATCAAGAGCGCAGTCGCCTGGGTACTTGGTAAGTTTGGTTTCGATAAAGCAGAGGAGGCTCTTAACACGTTCTCCTTCGCTGATTCGTTCACAAAGATAGTTGAGAACCTTTTCTATCCATTCCAATGGGTTCAGGACAAAGCAACAGAGATCGTCACTGGATTAACTGAATGGTTTAGTAGTAAACTAGAGGCGGTTAAAAACTTCTTTGGCTTTGGTCGTGATGAGAAAGAAGGAGATCTTGAGGCTGAATCGGCAAACGCAAGGCAGAGTATTCGTGATGCAGAACGCAGACTCGCTACGACAAGGCGTGCGGCTGAACAAGGTAACGTTACTATAAATGGTCGTCAGGCAACAGAAGAAGAAATCAATGCTCTTATTCGTAGAAGAGAACAGGCTGTTGAACAAGCAAAGGCAAGTTATGCTGATGCTGAATCCGCTTTAGAAGAATTTCAAAACAGCTCAACCCTATCGGATCTACTTGGCAACTCAATTACATCGATCAAGGATTGGATCTCTAGTACATTTGAGGCCATCGTAGAGTCAATCAAGAACTTTGATGTTATGGGTAAGCTCGGTAACTTGGGGAACATGGCGGCAGACTTCTTTAAGGGAATCCTACGAGCCGTACTACCTAATCCTGACGTACTTACTTTTGATACGCCATCGGTAACCATACTAGGTAAAAAGCTAGGCGGTAGTACAATCAATCTAAACCCTATTCCTGATAGTGTTTATAGATTTGCTGGAATTGATCCTGGGACTGGTGAAGTCCTTGCTCCTACTGGAGGTGGTGCAGCTGAGAGACAGGGTTCTGAACTAGCAGCTGCTGGTGCAGAGAACGCTGCGTTAGCTGGGCAAGGTAATGGTAGCACTATTGTATCTGCTCCAGCAACTACGGTACAAACTGTTAATAACAATCAAACGACCGTTGAACCATCTCCTCCTCCTGCACAAGAGCCCGAGGATAAAAAAGGTTGGTGGTGGTAAAAAAAAAGGGGGATCATTGCGATCCCCCTCCAAACTAACGAGCGGTTTTGTGTAGGGCGGTGTTACCCTTGTTTACCCTTTCGCTGCTAGTTTAGCAAAGTAACTCAACGTGTCATCATCATTATCATTATCAGTTGACGTTGGTTCCTCTGCGACCCGCATTTCTGGTTCAGCTGCCTTTTGGAAGGAAGGAGAAGGAGCAGTTGTATCCAGAGTTACGGATTCTGCGGTGGTAAGAGGTTGACCCTCCTCACCTAAGACTCGCATCAGCTTAGCTTTCAGCTCGTCATAAGTCTTATAGCTTTTCGGATCGAGGAAATCCTGTAGGCCATAGGCTCTGTTGTAAACAGCTTCGAGTTGATCCTCGTCACCGTTCATTAGTTGGCTTGGGGAAGCGAACTCTGATTTATCGTAGTTTGGGTAACCCTCAAACATACGAATCTTCAGTTTGAAATCCGCACCGTCCCAGAAGTCAAATGGGTTAATCGGATCCTCGTCTTGGAACTGAGGTTGCATGACATCCATGATCTTATCAAAGATCTTCTTGCCAAACTTGTAAAGGAATACTTTCCCTTCGTTCTCTGGATTAGCAGGATCGCTAACCACAAGAATATTGGCAACATGATGTAGACGACGTTTGCGATCGCGAGCGATAGCTTTGTCCTCGTCACGTCCAGAGTTCCACAACTGTGAGTTCATTTCGGATACTGGATCCTGCTGACCAATAGAGGTCAACGAGTTCTCAATATACCATAGACCTGTCGGTCCCTTGAACCCATGATCCCAATAACGAACCCAGGGGAGATCCTCGCCCTCTGGTGCTGGTAGGAAACGGATTACTGCATAGCCATTGCCAGATTTATCTCGCGTTGGCTTCCAGAAACGATCGTCCACATAGGACTTCTTTTCTCCGCCACCTGCAGCTTCTGCTGCTTGGACCAATTTTGAGATATCTGCGCGGTTACGCTTAAGGTTTGCAAAAGACATATATTTTCTCCTAGTATGTTTTTGTATTGCTGGATTATCCACTGAATGTAGTACTATTATACCACAAACTCATCATAATGTAAATACCTTTAGCACAATTTTTTTCATTTTTTCCAAATTAGGATTTACGAAAAAGCCGTACTTCCGGATCTTGCGTGAGACATCAGGCCATACGATGGTCTCACTTATTTGACGATCTGCTCTGCTCATGAATCGCGTTAGCTTATCAAGAATGACCACAGTTTCAATGCAGATCGTTCCACTAAGGTATTCCGATATAATCAACGGATGCTGACCATTATCGGAAACCAGTAGTTCGTCGAAGGAGTTAACCTTGTCGGATAGATTATTTATATCCTGTTCAAAGGTATAGGACAGAGCTTGGTTGCGCTTCTGCCACTCCTCATAATTCTTGTCGTCGCTCATCATGTCGCCAACCCACTTTGAGTCAGACACAAACTGCGACGCGTAAAAAGAAATCAGTTCGTTTGGATCATCGAACCTCCGTGCTAGTTTAGCGAAGAAGTACTTATCCTTTCGTTTCCAAAACGACTGAGGTTTTGCTGACGTCTTGTAGTTATACCGAGGAGCCTCATACTTATCGTCCTCAAAGTGTAACTTCATCGCCATGTAATATCTAAAAGCATCAAACGGTTCCATACGAATCATCATATCGGTAATTGGTTTCCATTGCTTTTCATTAATCGCAATGATACTGCTTCTGCTTCGATCTTGTCCTTAAGGATTGGGCCGATAAGGTTATTGATCTCACCTGGGTCTAATTCCCTATCAGTACATACGTCAATGACTGCGTCCATGTAGGACATATTCTTTTCCTCGACCTTAGTCTCAACAAGTTTACTGAATCGCTTTTTAGTTAGTATTTGTTCTAGCGACATTATTCCTCCCATCTATAAAATATATGGTCGTCAACTCTCATGATACGACGCAAACTGTCAGCCCAATAGGGAGTAACGTTCTTAGCGTGGTAGTGAGTTGCACCATTTGTTAAATCTTCATAAGCACCATACAATGAAATGGCCTCTGTGGCTCTTTCCTGTGCAGTATCCCACAGCTCATCATTCTTTGGGGCATCAGAGAGCCCATCGCAATACCAACTGAACTGGCATTTGTGCCGTTTAGGGAATCCAGTTGAGTCTGTAGGACCTTGTTTGATAACATCACACGCGTTATTCGGATATCGTTCATCTCTGATACGATTAAGAACAACATGAGTCACTGCTATCTGACCAAGGTGCGATTGGTTACGAGCCTCAAAGTAAATGTTCTTGGCTATACACTCCATGTCTGGAGCGGTTAGACCTAGGGCTGCAGTTACAACTGCCTCAGCTATTAAATGCTTCATGATAAAGTTTTTATCTCACTCTCTAAACGAGTTATCTCATCCTTAACCATTAGCTTTCGGATCTTCATTGACTTAATGAATTTTTCAGGAGCACGCTCTCCTTCAAGAGCTTTGATCCTATCGTCTATATCCTTATGCTTTCGCTGTAAAGATTCTAGTCTTGCATCTAAACTCATTTGTCCATAACCCTTAGCAATAACGTTTCGGCATTGATACGACCGTTTGGTTTGGCCGTCTTTGTGGTAAGTTTAGCCCAAGCATTATCGATTTGCTTTGGCGTCTTACCTAGAATAATGGGTAGGAAATCCTCTGGTGTTCGCAGACGGACTGACCTACTCAACCCTTCATCAAATTTCTGTAGGGTAGTACCCTTTACCTCGAAGCCTGTTGTTGAGTAACTTACGTACTCAGACAATGTGCGAGTCTTTTGATTAAACGTATAGAGTCGCATAGCTCCAGGTACCGTGAGCGGATTGATGGAGAGTAGTTTGTATTCTCGTGATTCCTTACAGAACTTGAGATACTTAATCTGTGAATCGTTGGATCGTGCTTTAGGAGTACGAACCTTACGAGTGGCTTTTGCACGAGCCTTGAGTTTGTCAAGATCGGCAATCATATCATCACACGCCTTAAGTCGACGTTTTAGCTCAGGACGCTTAAGGTGGCTATAACCCTCAACGGCCTGTTCACACTTCTTGTGATATGCATCATAGTAATCAAGATGCCAACCATCAATGAACTTACGAACGATCTCAACAGCTGCACCCTTGAGGTCATACTTAAGGAATAGGTTGTACAGATCAATGGTAGTTTTCTTACCTTGGATCCATTCGTCCTCTAGAGTATCCACGTCCTCCATGACTGTATTGTATACCTTCTCACGAAGTAGCTCTTGAGGAGTCTTACGAACCACAACGGGTTTGCTATCCTCTTCAGCTTTTTTCTCAACGATGACAGTTTTGCCATACGCGATTGCTTCAGAGATACGGTTGGTCAACCAGTCACGAGCTTCGTAAAAGGTATTACCAGTGCCAGGAAGTGAGATCCAATATGCGGCTTCTGCCTTGTTGTTATAAGGCGCACCCATAGTCTCCATACGAGCAATGATACCAACGGTAGCAGTATCAGCCAAACGACCAGCATTCTTAGCTGCTTGAATGTCATCCTTACTGTACTTGTTGGCTTTCATCCATTCCCATACGTATGGTATCAGATCCTTATGCTTATAGTTCTCGTAGTACCATGCACGAATGTATTGACGACGACGGTGAACAGCCTGACCATCATTTAGATCAACCTCGTTCCAATTCGGCTCAGCGAGTTTACCACCTCGACGAATAATTGGAGCAGCACGTGGCTTTTTACGTTTACCAGTTTTAAGTAGATTTTTGCCAGCCATTATTGTACACCTCCTGCCATGTAATACATCTTGACGCCTTGATCCCAAAGATCACGAGCGCAGTCATCGGTATCGAAACCATACTCACTTGCGAAATCAATTGACGATGAAGCCATAACGGAATCTTCAAAACCATGTTCTTGAAGGTAATAACAGATGGTCTTAGCTGTTGCGGCTTCGGCCACCATGTAGTTTCCGTTGAACATTTGAATAGATCCGTTGTCGGCTGAGATAAAGTCAATCATAATAAGGTTCCTTTCCTTCCATTTGATACTACTATTCTACCATAGTCGAACAGCAATGTAAATAGAAAAATGAACTTTTTTTCACAAATATGCATTTTTTTTTAGTCGGAGTAG